CTAGCATTAAATTGTTTAGCTGCATTTTCTGCAGCAGTATCAGACAAAATAGCTTGTGCTGTAAGCTGTGCTTTTAGAACAGTTGTTTGTTGTTCATAAGAAAGATTGGTTAGATCCATCTGTAAAGCAGACTGAGCATTAACTACAGCAGCTTGCTGTCTGTTATTTAAACTAGCTGTTTCAAGTGTAGCTGTCTGTGCAAGCTCAGCCATGAAAGCAGCCTGTCTACTATTCAAATTGGCTAAGTCTACAGACTGAGCAAGCTTTGCATTCTCTAAAGCCACTTGTTGCTTAGCATTAAAGTTTAAGTTGGCAATTTCAGAAACACGGGCAGCATTAACAACACGGGTCTGAAAGGTTTGATCAAACTCTTGACCTAAGAAGGTAGCTCTTTGTTGTGCTGTAAGTACAGCTATCTGTTGTTTGTTAGACAGGTTTTGTATACTCACCTGTTGATATATAGCAGCATCAGCAGAAGCAATAGGAAGAGCTTTCTCCATAGCAGCCTGTACCAAAGCAGCACCAGCCAAGCTAGAAGCACCTAAGCCCCTAGCCGACATCTCTGCTGTCACTGCTCTCAACGCACCAGCAGCCCAAGGTGGCGGGTTTTTTGCATCAAAATCTTTAGTGAGTTTAGCAAGCTGTCCTTGTACAGTCATGTCTGCAATGACAGTTCCTTCTTCAGCTTTAGCCTTAGCCAACTCTGTAGCCACCTTAGTCATATCTACAGCAGTACCAGAAACTTTCTCAGCTTCTGATATTACTCGCTCTGGTACTACAGTTACTTTTTGAGCAGTGGTAATTTGTTCTGCTCTGTCAGCAGCACCAGCCAAAGCTGTTGTAGTATCTTCTTCTGCTTTTACTTTAGCTGCTTCAGACAAAGTGTCTACAGCAGGAAGAAATGTAGCAAGCTTAGTAGTTAAAGATGCAAGAGCAGCATCTGCAGTCATTGTTTCTGGTTTTACAGTAGTGGGGGGCGTTGCTAATGTAGCAGCAGCAGGAGTAGTTCCGTCAATAGTACTTACAGTTCCAGCTCTTTCATCTGTACCAATCTTTTGAGCTTCAGTAGAATCAATAGTTGCAATTGATGCTACTTGAGCAGCATCGCCAGCCTGAGGAACGCCCGTAGCTGAGTAAGTAACACCTCCACCAGTCTGTGTTGCAGCAGTTCTTGTAGTTAAAGCTGCTGCTGCTTCTGCTGTAGATAGAGTTACACCCGGTGCTCTTGTAGTACCCGGCACTGTTGTTACAGGTGCTGGTGTTGTTGTTATTACACCTCTGGTTGTTACTGGTGCTGGTGTTGTTGTTATTACACCTCTAGTTGTAGTTGGTATTGGTGTTGTTGTTACTACGCCTCTAGTTGTAGTTGGTATAGGTGTTGTTGTTACTACACCTCTAGTTGTAGTTGGTGCTGGTGTAGTTGTAACTAATGTAACAGTAGCTGTAGTAACAAAAGGAGCAGTCGTTGTAGGCGCAGGTGTAGTTGTTACTGTAGTTGGTGTTGTAGTTGGTGGTGATGTAGTATTTGGGACAGCCGCATCATATGCATTTTGTACTGCTGTCAGGTCAAGTCCAGTAGCTCTTGATAAGTCTCCTGTACTAATGCCATATCTATCCATCTCTGTTCTAATAGCATTATTATCCAAACCTGCTGCAACTGCATTGTTGAAAGCCTCTACAATGTTATTATAATAAGTGTCTACTGACATACCATTAGCTAAAGCGTAAGAAAGACCAGTAGATTGTCTTTCCTCTAACTGTTGATTATAATAATAGTCTCCATCATACGCATTAGATACATTACCGCCCACAGCATAGCCTCTAGGTTTCATCTTAACCAAGCCACCCTTAGCCATACGCTCAGCAAACTTACCAGTGATGGAAGCATACTTAGCCTCTAGCGCAGGAGAAGACGCAAGGAACTCATCAAAGCCCTGCATGGGTCCGTCATAGCCTAGCTTTCTAGCTACAATCTCTTTTTGCTGTGATGTAAAATCTTTCATATATTTCTTGGTTTCTCTATTGCTTCAGTTAAATAAGCAAGCATATCTCTGTTATCTCTAAGTAGTGCTAACACTCCTACAGCCAAACAATACACTTGTCTCTCTGACAGTTTTAATTGGAAGCAGTCGTCTATAGCGTGTATACATTCATGTAACAATGTATCTGCCTCCGCTAAGGGGTGCTGACCAGACTTTATTTTAATTGCATAATCGTCATAGTTGTACTCTCCCAGTTGTTCTGGGAATACATCTACAACCCTAATCGGCACTTCTCTGCCAATAATACTTAGAGAAGCTGGTAACATTATATACCTTTAAGCCTTGTCATACCACAAATAGCTGGTCTAGTCAACCACCTAATACATGTAAGGCATGTTCAATATGCTTCTTACGATCTTCAAGTCCTATTGTGCCACCATTGATACGCTTTGTCATGGTAAGAATGTCACCACTGTCAGCATATTGGTTGAGCCTGTGAGTCTGCCAAAACCATCCGGCAGTCTGGGCAGCATACATAGGTGTACGCACCAGCTCAGGCTGCATAATGAAATCAACTCCTAAGGCTTGTCCAGCGTGGTAGAAATTATTCATGCCAGTTAGCTGTAAAAATCCGGATCCACGGAACCTGAACCCATCCCCACTAGCCTCATCCCTGTTGCCCATACGATTGCCATAGATTCTATTGGCTATCTTCTGTGGCTGCTTCTCGTAAGCTGCTGCACTTTCTGGTGTAAATCCCCAGACTCGCTTAGGAGTTTGAGGAAACAGTTTAAGCAGGGTAGGAGCACGATAGTTCAAGTTCTCTTCCATGATGCGGAAGTTCCCACACTCATGCCCACATTGACCAATCCATGAAGCCTGTTGTGCAGGAGTAACAATGCCAAACCTCTGAAAGGTTTCATTGAAAGCATCTGCCAGAGAAGGCTCAATGTGTAGTTGTCTTAGTTGTTCAGCGTTTACCATTGACCAACTCCCTCATTTCGTTGTAGGCTGCGACACAGGCTGTGTGCTTGACGATGGCTTTGTCTCCTTCGGCAACGATGTCGATAAGAGTTGCAATAGTCTGTCGCTCAAGTTCGCTTGCATCGGCTCTGCTATCTCCTGTGGCAGGGGTGGAACCAGTGCTGGTTTGTACACAACTGGTGGTGGGGAGGCGCAACCTGCCAGTGTTAGCAAGCTCACGCATAGCAGACTGTTTGTTAGATATTTCATTCTTTGCCTTTCTTAATGCTGTTTCTTTATCAGCAAGCTTAGTAGTCATGTTCTTCTCTAGCTCACGGGCTTCTTCATTCTTCTTAGCTATCTCTGCTTGCATATCAGCGTCACGCTCAAGCCAGCCATAGTGATGACCAGTTTGATATGTACCAAATAGTGCAACTATTGCACCAATGATTAGCCAAGGAAGTGGAATAGGGAACATCAATCCACCTCTTTTCTAGCTGCTGCTATTTCTTCCCTGTCTTCATCAGGCTCCATGTGTTCTGGAGGGGTTGTTGGTGGTGGACCGGGAGTCCAGCTTTCATCCAGCTCTGGGTTCTTCCACACAGGCATAGCACCAAAGGGCTGGCTAGGAAGGCCATAGGCAGACTGTGGTGAGGCGTAACTGCTGTTAGGCATACCATACCCGCCACCACCGCCATATCCATTGCCACAGCCCTGCATTGAAGGCTGTGGTCTAAAAGCATTATGTGCTGAATTAACAGCCCTCTTACCTACAATGCCACCAATACCACCTACAATAAGTAATACTATATCATTAAGCATTTTAGCATAGGCTTGATCTATCGGAGCCATACTCTTAATAGGTTGTGTTACAAAAGTAACAGAATAGAGAAGAGCAAACACAATGCCAAATAGGATGACTGTAATAGCCACCACTACAAATCCCCAAATCCTAACCTCAAACTCTTCAGTTGTTAGCTTTGGTTTGGGCTGGCTTGGTGTCTTCATTCTTGTTAGCAAGTCTATCAATTTGTTTCTCCAATATAGGTGCAACTAAATACTCAGGGCATGTCTGTGTGAATTGACATCTAGGTTTCTGACATTGCTCAGCATGAAAGTTGTCAGGGTTTTGACAGAAGTATCTGTACTTTTCTTCACAGCCAGTGAGCAGCAATAACAATAACAAATATTTCATACCATTACATCCACAGAATTTGCTTTAACCCACTGAGCTTTAATAGTTTCTTGAGTTTGACGATCTAGTTTCTGAAGCTCTTTCAAGTGTTGCTGATGAAGTACCCTCTGATATTCACGCAACATGTTTGCATTGTGTTGATAGGGTGTTACTTTCATAAGCCAACCTTTCCTAATAACAAGTTCACAATCTTGTCAGACAAATCATCAGGCAAGAACTTCAGGAAGCCTAAGAAGTACAGAGCCACACACCCATAGACAAATATCTTTATACAGATATCAAATGTCTTTTGATATTCATTCATTTACCAGCCGTGGATAAACAACTATCCAAAAGAAATAGTTAAGAGGTACAGCAGACCAAAGTACTATATCAAACCAAGTCATCGCCCACACCTGTGTGTTGTCTGACAGAACTCAACCAATTCATATACACCAACAAAGAATAAGAACAGAACAAAAGCACAGCCACCAATAATCATTCCTAGCTCATTCATCTCTTGTTCTTTTTGTTTAGCCTTCTTCTCTGCTGCTTTCATTGCACTAATCTCTTTGGCATCAGCCAAGTCCATGTCAGCTTGTCTTGCCTTAATCTTGTTCCAGACATCTATCTTTCCTGTCTGCATGAACAACATCTTTAGTTCTTCTTCAAATGCTCTAGCCTGTTCTAAGGCCATCTCAATCTGTAAAGCAGTTCCCATGTTGGAACCTTTACCAGATCTCTTAGCTTCAAGCATTGCCTTTGTAGCAACGCTCTTAGCATCAAACATCTTGCCAATCATCGGAGCAAGAGAGCCTAAGTCATTGGCAACCTTAGCTGCCTTCTTGACCATGCTGATAGCACTCTGTATGCCAGCTAGGGCGGTGATGGGATCAATCATCGCTCAACCTTTTTCCATTCAATGCATACAACTTTTCTGTTATACACATCTCCAGTCCATGTCCATCGGACACATCTATATTTCTCCTCTTTGGACCCGATAGGGAAAGATATTAATAATAGGAATATTACTGATGCAGCTTGTTTTCTATAGCCAGCCATATAGCCCCACAGAAAGCACCAATAACTAAGATGGGCTTCACTGCTCTAGCAAGCCATTCAAGCACAACGAATGCACCAGAAGCAGCATTGAATGCTGTCACCACTGCTTGTGTGTTCTTGTCTAAGTTATCAACCTTAGCTTCAACAGCGCACAGACGCTCATAAATCTGTGTGTGTGTTACTTCATCAGCCATGATTACTCAGCCGATGACCAAGGTGTGCCTGTAGCTACAACAGGAGCTTTCTGTCCAGCAATGTTAGCAGCCAAAGAAGCTTCTGTAGCTTCCTTATCCACACCATTAGCCCACACCCATCCAAGCACTGTGGCTTCTGTGAGAGTGTTATAAGCCACCTCTGGCGTACCAGAAGGCCATGAGCTTGTGGAATAGATGGTGGCTGTATAGTCGCCATCAACAGCCGTAGCTCTCCAATGTGCTGTAGTTACGAAACCTGTAGCGGTTTCACGATCTAAGGTTGAGATTGTCCAAGTGGTTGTCATAAGAAGTCCTCTGTTTTAATAGGTAGTTGCAATGTCATTAAATGCTCCAAGTTATGAACATAATATTTACTCTGGTTTGGTGGGCCATTGCACATCAAAAGGAAAACCCGATTGCGTTGGAATGTCTAACAATGCTTGGCGATAAGCACTCCATTGCGTTTGCTGTTCAGAAGTCATTGTCGCCCAACGAATTGGGTTGATGCGATCAACAGTCTGACTTAACAACTCATCACGCTCCATGCGTCTGTGCATTTCATTTAATTTTGTAATTTCAGCGTTCATTAACTTACTCCATAAACTGTGTAGACCCCAGCCAAATAATAACCAGAGCCAAAAGGTTGAGGGAAATTTATAGACGTTGGAACTGAAGATGTGTCATACGCAAAACCAGCAGAATGAAACACGTTGTTTCGGCTAAATCCACCTTGTAATTGAACACGGTATGCGGAACTCATGTTTGCGTTATAGCTTAATTGGAAACTACAACGCATAGCATCGTTATTGCCCGGACTTCCAAATTGAATGAAAGTTTGGCTACTCTGATTAGTACCAGTAGTCATGTTAAACCACGAATAGCTATAAACTGATCCAGTATCGTTATTAAAACGAATAATTCCAGCACCTGTGCCACTGGCGGACACGTAATTACCTTGTATTACTAATTGCAAATATTTATAAGTTGTGTCCCAGCCAGACGGCAAGTTAATCGATCCTGACTGCGTACCGGCACTGAGAGTTAATGTTCCAATGACTGTAAGTCCACCGCCACTAACTGTTGTCCATGTTGGAGCCGCACCAGAACCGCCAGAGGTCAGCACCTGACCGCTTGTGCCGTAGTTAGCACCTGATAAACCAAATGCTCCTGTGGATGCTATGCGAAGGCGTTCCGTTGGATTACCGCCATTTACTCGTGTAGTAAACCTCAGTGCGCCAGCATAGTCACCCGCTGTTCCATTCTCTTTAAATCCTTGGATTCCAGAAAAGTCGTTTACCCTACTTGTAGTGCCATCGTAATATCCACCAAAAGCAAGGCCACCGCCATATCCTGCAGTTGCGGTATTATTGGTTTGAAGAACCATGATGCGATTTGCTTCACCATTAACCCCACCATTTCCATACACATCTAAAGTCAAGTCTGGTGCTGTGTTTCCAATACCTATTTTACCTGCCTCTGTAATTATAAATTTTGTGCTGTAACTGCTTCCGGGGGTTTGAACAACAAACGAACCACTTGTTGAGTCGTTGCCAATAAAAGTTTGTGACCCAGAATTTCCAAGAGAATAAAATACAGCGGTTGATGTGCTAGCAAAACTAGCAACAGTTTGTGTTGAACCACCATTTACGGTTAGTTTGTTACCGGGCGAAATTGTACCAATACCCAAATTCCCTGCGCTACTAAGCGTCATTGTTTGGGTTAGAGAACCTGCCGCAGGTCTTGTGTAAAACTGAATCTCAGTTCCAACATTGTCTGTAACAGCACCAAAGCGAATAAGCCCGACAGTTGAATTGCCAGAATTAAACATTGCCAAAGAGCCACGATTACCTGATGTAACGCTACTAGAATTGCTCATTGCAATTGAAACGTCGCTGGTATCGCCAACTTGTAACTTTACATCAGGCGCAGTAACGCCTATTCCAAGTCTTCCAGCCGCTGTAAGAGTCATCGCCTGAGTAAAGGAGATAGCGTTTCCTGCTGTGCCTGATGCGGCTGTTAACCAACGATGCTCTCCAGTAGTCTGTTGGTATGCGGTAGCAAATCCCGTAGTCAAATAAATATTTGTAGGAGTATTGTCGGTGTAATAATTGTCGCCAATCAATGTACTGCCACCGCTGGCAATTGAACCCGTAGTGCCAAACTGGAAAGCCTTGCGGGAACTCCACCAAGCACTCGGAGCAACTCCCAAGCCTAGATTGCCTGCGCTGTCGAGCTTTAATTTCTCCGTTCCACTAGTGTTAAACGCCATGAAATTGCTTGTATGGTCATAAGTAATCTGACCTTCATACGCTTGCTGTCCAGTAGTTCCATCGGCAAACATAATGTAGCCAGAACTAGTAGAACCAGAAACAATCGTCATGCCGTTATTGCCTGACGTACCAATCACCAAGTTATCAGCCGCACTGTTATAAGAAGTTGGGCTTGTGTTACCAATGCCTAGATTAGTCCCATCAAAAGTCAGCGCAGAGCCAGTAGCCAATGCACTAGAACTAGATGCGTACACCACACCGCCTGATGTGAATGATGTTAGGTTTGTACCGCCATTGGCAGTAGGTAGTGTTCCTGTCACTCCAGTTGTCAAGGGTAGGCCAGTTAAGTTGGTTGCTACTCCAGAGGAGGGAGTGCCTAAAGCAGGTGTTGTTAATATAGGGCTTGTAAGAGTTTTGTTTGTTAAGGTTTCAGTGCCTGTCAAAGTAACAAAGCTACCAGCAGTAAAAGCTGCGCTAGACCATGCTGAGCCAGTCCATACAAACAAGTTACTAGATGTACTGTTCCAATATAATGCACCTGTTAATAAAGCATTGCCATCATTGTCAACAGAAGGAGCAGAAGACTTGCTTCCTAAATATCTATCATCAAAATCGTCATAACTAGTAGCCGCATTAGCGGCTGAAGTAGAAGCAGCAGAGGCAGAGCTAGAAGCATTAGATGCAGATGTAGAAGCATTGCTTGCACTGGTAGCTGCATTAGAAGCAGAGGTGGCTGCAGCAGAAGCAGAAGCCGCAGCAGCAGTTGCAGAGCCTAAGATGCCATCAACATACAATTTAGTTGTAGCATCAGCATTGTCTGTTGGAGTACCCAAGCCTGTAATCTTGGAAGTACCCATCGCAATGGCTCCAGACATTGTGCCGCCTGTTAAAGACAGCTTCAATGCATCGGCAGTGTCTACATATACTTTAGTAGCAGCGTCTTGGTTAGCTGTGGGATCACCCATTCCAGTGATTTTGGAAGTTCCCATTGCAATAGCACCACTCATCGTGCCACCAGCAAGATTCAGTTTTAATGCATCTGCTGTATCAACATAAGTTTTGGTGGCAGCGTCTTGTGCAAGAGTTGGATTACCTAAGCCAGTAATTTGACTTGTTCCCATTGCAATAGCACCACTCATTGTGCCACCAGAAAGGTTAAGCTTCAATGCGTCTGCAGTATCAACATATGTCTTAGTAGTAGCATCTGCTGAAAGAGTTGGTGTACCAAGTCCAGTAATCTTATTGGTTCCCATTGCAATTGCACCAGACATAGTGCCACCAGCAAGTGCTAGTTTAGTTGCAATGGAGTTGGTAACTGTAGTAGCGAAGTTGGCATCATCACCTAAAGCAGCAGCCAATTCATCTAGAGTGTCTAACGCTCCGGGAGCAGCAGCTACTAAGTTGCTGATAGATGTATCAACATAAACCTTAGTGGCAGCATCTTGATTTGCAGTGGGATCTCCAAGACCTGTAATCTTAGAAGTACCCATCGCAATAGCACCTGACATAGTGCCACCAGCAAGGTTGAGCTTTAATGCATCTGCCGTATCAACATAAGTTTTAGTGGCAGCGTCTTGTGCAAGAGTTGGGTCACCTAGTCCAGTGATCTTGCTAGTACCCATAGCTATGACACCAGACATTGTGCCACCAGACAGATTAAGCTTAAGAGCATCTGCTGTGTCAACATAGCCTTTGGTAGCCGCATCGCCAGAGTTTGTAGGAGAAGTTAAGTTGGTGATGGTGGCAGCAGTGCCAGCATCCATGTTCAAACCACCATTGATGGTGACATCGTTGAATGTTGATGTGCCTGTAGAGGCTGTAACATTACCAGTTAAGTTGCCTGTAACATTACCAACAACAGCACCTGTGTGTGTACCTGTAGTGTTACCAGTGACAGCACCAGTAAGTCCACCAACAAATCCTGTGGTGGCAGTAATTGTAGTGCCTGTGATGGCTAAAGCAGAAGAGCCACCGATAACAGCACCATCAATAGTCCCTGCATTGATGTCAGCAGAAGCAATAGTTGCTGCTGTATTAACTGTTAAGTTTGTTACAGTGGCTGCTGCTGGTGTAGTTGCACCAATAACTGCTGAATCAACTGTGCCACCATTAATGTCAGCAGTGTCAGCAACTAAGCTGTCAATGTTGGCTGTGCCATCAATGTGTAAGTCTTTAAATTCAAGAGCACTTGTGCCTAAGTCAACATCGTTGTCTGTTACTGGAACAATAGCTCCGTCTTGGAAGCGCACCTGCTCAACAGCAGCAGCACCTACTTCAACAAACACACCATGTCTATTATTACTGGTGTCTGTAGCAATCTTGTTTAATAAGTCAGCATCACCAATGACAGGAACAGGATGTCCTTCAGCCGCAGTGCCATCATGTCTATGACCACCATTAGCAACAAAGGCATCACGCAGAGCATTAAGCTCATTGTTAATTGGAGCCGCACGAACTACGCCCGTTGGTACAATATCAGCAGCCGACTGTCTTACATAACCTGCCATTTAGTTTCCCCTTAGCGTCTATCATTCATCGAATAATTCAAGACCAAGCCCTGAATTGTATGACTAGCATTTGTATCATTAGTCACATATTTGAAAGCAATGGAGAATCCAGAGCCTTCAATGTTTGTCTTTTCCACTGGTGATGGGTTACCATCGTAAATTGCTGAAGCATCATAGATGGCTTCATTGTAATAAGCAGCAGCACCAGTTGTTAAAATGTTATAGTTGGCTGGATTGAAGACATTAACAGAGTCATCAAAGTCATAAGCCACACCCATCACAATACTAGTCGATCCCTCACTACGCAAGAATGTAGAAATGTTATAGAAGTTTTTACGAATTGAAGGATCTTGAAAATAGTAGAAAGGTGTTTGGTAAACACTCAAAATCTCTGTACTATTAAAAGAACTTCCTGTCTCTTGTTTATACACCTTACCAGTAGAGTCCCCATGAATAACAATCTCATCTACACCAACATATCCACTAGAAGCACATGTAGCTGGAAAGCCAAAAAGCTGACTATACTCAAAAGACACACCCCCTTCGCTAGCCCTAAGACCACCTAACAAACCAAAGGTTCCTTCGGCTGGTAAGAACAATCTAAACTGTGACTTCTTACGAAGCACTACAGAGCTTAGTGTTTCTGGATCAATAGAACCAGCTACAAGTTCTTGTAAGATTGATGTAATGGTGAATTGAATTTGTTTTGAAATTGTTTCCAATTCAACATCATTAATTTTATTAGTTCCAGACACAGGTCTAAAACCATCAGGACCAAGGAATACTAGATTTCCACCCAGTTCTATCACACTATCTGGAACAACACAACCTAAATTTGTTGTCACTTCGCCAACCACAAAGTCAGCAATGTTAGTACCTGTCAAACTCTTAATGGCATTCTTACCAAAGATGTACAGCGTATCTCTAAACTGTTTAATCTGAACAATCTCAAAGCCTACATTGATAACAGCAGCACCATTAGCTGGGTTGAAGTTTGTCTCACTCAGTGGAGAAGAGATATATAAATTATAAGGATCTGTTGTATCACCAGCTAAGAACAAATGATTCTTAAAGGCAGCAGAATACTTAGGACTATTAGGAGCATTAGCATCTGTAATTTGTGTATAGGTAGTTCCATCATACACAGCAGCCGGATTGATTCCATCAGTTAATGCAATCTTAGGAGCACCCCAATTAAATCTAGTAAACCTAACCTTCTTAACTCCCACCATTGTAACACCTGCTGGAGTTGTAATGGCTGACCAAGTTGATGAAGAATTTACCCACCTATAAAAGTAACTTGTACCAGCAGAGGGTTTGCGACAAGCAAAGATGCCATCATTTAAACTCTCTGAAACCATAACACCAAGTACACTACCTGTGCCAGTTACAGTTCCATAACTATTAGCATATCCACTAATCCGTCTATAGCCGCCAGTAATAGCTGGCTCATAATTAATTAGCTGTGTGGCTGACCCTTGATATATCTCACCTTGAGATAGTACATCCCTATTGGTGTTCATTCCACCAATACATGTAACCTTAAAGCCACTAATTCTGTCTGCCATTAAAACACTCTTGGATTAAAGGAAGGCTTAACAATCATTGTTGAACGCATATACAAAGGCTCATCTAACAAAAGCCTACGCATTGTTCTGATACCTGTATCAAACTTCTCTTTATACATGGTTGCGCCTTGTTCATTAGATCTAAACATAAGCATGTAGAACATAGCACCATCAAGTAACACACCATTAAACCTATCAGGAATAATAGCTACGTCTGTATCAGCAGACAGGGCAGCAGGAAAAGACCAATACTTATACTCAATCTCATAAGCCTGATCGGGTTTTGGAGTGACACCAAACTTAGCTTCTTGTGTTTGATAAACAGCAATAGAAGGACCACGGCCTCCAGTGCCATTTACATCTTCACCGGGACGATAGTTGTCTAAGTAGTCAACATATGTAAGAACAGGTAAACGAGCCGGATCATTATTTGCTGCTGTTAGCTGCTTAAGATAGAAACTTTCCCAGTCAACACTAGACAAATCAGAGGGAAAGGAATATGTCCCCGTACCCGCTGTCATTGTTTGTGTATAAGTAGTAAGAGCAAAGGGCCATTCTTGAGCACCATGCATCAATTCTCTAATAGATGAATTGATAGCATTCTTGGCTAGAGCTTGAATGTTTCTAGCTCCAGCAAATTCGGTGGAGTCTAAAACAACCTCACCCATTCTTCGCAGCAATTCATTTGTTAAAGAAATAAATGTAGACATAATTTTTAAACAATAAAAGGGAGAGGCGGTTAAGCCCCTCCCTGCATCAACTAGCTATTAAGCCAGTTGCTCACGGTCTACAGTGGCAGGACCAACACGGTCTTGTGCGTCAACGATGACAGCAAAGACACGGATTGAACCAGCACTCAGTGTAGTGGTTTCAGTAACCAACAGCAAGTCCAATGTGTCAGCAGCTCCAACCACGATTGGATAGCCAGCAGCCGCTGGAGTTGCGTAGGTTCCGGCAGTAGCTGAGCTAGTCACTGCAAAAGCAGAGACATAAGCAGCAGCAGTAACACCAGTAACACCCAAGCTAACTGTACAGCTACCAGTAGCTGCAGTGAGTACTTCAAAGCCAGCAGCCAACACAATAGATTGTGCGGGAATCTGAAGAGCTTCAATCACATCAGCAGCAGCCAAGGCAGAGCCTTTAGCTGTTACAGCAGCAGACCAGCTAATAGTGTTTTCAACAACATAAGGCATGTTGCGAAGACTACGGCTAGGTTGTGTACCTGCACCAACAGCGTTTGAGAGAGTAGTAATAGTTGCCATTTAGTTTCTCCTTAAGCAGCGTTGTATTTAGCAGTGACGATGCCTTCAGGACGCAAGATTTTGCGACCATAAAGATGCATACCACGCACGATGTCAGCGAAGCTGTCGGGATCACGATATGTCTCGGTCTTAGTGATTTGCTGAGCAGTTGCAACAGCAGAGTCATGACCAGCAACAATCACACCAAAGTCAGTGTTTTGGTTTGCAGTACCTGCAGTACCAGCACCACCACCAACTTTAGGTAGGTTGTTAGAAACATATACACGGAAGCCATGCAAGTTGTTAATGACCAAGCCGTTCTGCAAACCAGAACCACCAAAGTCACCATTCAACATACGGCTGTCTTCGTCTTTCAACATCTCAACAAAGATGGGATCGACAACCAACCAACGACCAGCAGAATCAACAAACTGGGTATCCAGCAAACGACCCATACGAGCAATCACCATCAAAGGAGAAGCTGTTGCTGTTGGGAGGGCTGTAGCACCGGGAAGGCGAGGAGTCAAAGGAATTGAATGCTCACCAGCAGAACCAGTAGTGATGTTACCAAAGCTACCTTTTTTCAGCTTCATAGTAGCCAACAACTCATCAGCACCAGCAGCAGTAATTGCATTAGTACCAGCGGCTGCTGTACGAGCTGTGTCAGGATTGACATGCTTGGCAGACTGTCTAAAGCCAGACAAGTAACCCAAAACATCTTGGTCATACTGATCACGCAAACGATACGCTGCACGATCAGAAGCCATCTGCATGAAGTTCACATGTGAGTGAGCTGCTTCGATGTCATCAATCTTGAAAGCGTAGTAGTTAGCTTGGTCAACAACCAATGTGAAGTCGTCATCATTCAGATCTTGAGCAGTGATCTGTGTGCCACGGGCGTAGCTTTGAACAGACACTTCAGGTTCTTTAATGATTTTGACACTGTCGCCCATGTTTGCGATTTCACCAAAGTAATCATTATTGGTGATGTCTTCAACAGTAGACGCTTTACGGAATGCAAGTTGTACTTGCTTTGAATAGATGACTGGCGAAAAATTACCATTAGGTAAGTTCCCGTAGCCAACTGCTTTTGGAAAGGCCATTTTAATATCCTCCTAGATATGTGTTAGGCATATAATTAAATACGCTGAACATCACCACAGAGGCTGTATTTGATGGGTGTGTATAGAACAGGGATGCCTCCACTTGTCTATACAGGCCAACAAACTTCAGGTTGTTCTGACAGTTTATTGTTTTGCGTGACAGATAACTCTATGGGGTAGGGTAGCTAGCATTGTTACGGCCCATAGGAGCAAGACTAGATACCTAGTCCTGCTTAAAGTTATACCAGTTGTTTCAGATTTGTCAATACTTAACGAGCACTTCCGCTAACATCGTATACAAACTTACCTGATTGTAATGCTTTAGCAATAGCTTCTTGGTTCTTTTCATACTCAAAGGTAGACATTTTACTTACCTCTGACTCATAAAAGACACCGTCTTTACTCTCACCTGTAGGTGCAGAACGACTACCACGGGTGTTTACGCTTTCAGCAGCACCTTTATCTGAGACAGTTTTCTTAGTCTTAATACCTTTATCAGCTTTGTATAAGTCGATGGCACGGGCAGCAGCCTTAGCATCACTGTCATTATCATACAAAGCATCTTGTACCCACTTAGGTTGTTCATCAACCCAGCTATGGAATGCATCATCATCACGGATACTATCAAAGTCTGGGTGCAGCCGGGTCAATTCAGCCTCTGCCTTATCCTTAGCTGTCTGATGCTCACGCTCATCTAGCTGTTTAAATCGCTCATCCAAGGCTTGGGTTTGTTCCTTAGCCTTTTTAATTGCAATGGTTTCAACAATCTTTGCAACATCAGGATAGGCTCTAGCCCACTCATTAAGTTCTTCTTCACTCTTAGGAAGCTTGATTTGCTTCTCTGTGCTGCTCTGTAGCTGTGAACGAAGCTCATCAATTTGCTTCTGTAAAGTTACTTGTTGTTGCTGAGAATGTCTACGCAGATCTCCATAACGCTTCTTAAAGCTCTTCTCTTCTGCGCTTAAGTTGCTGTCCTCACCATCCTGTGGTTCTTGAGGATTGCTCTTATCTTCAGCCAATTGTTTCAACTCAGCTTCTTCTTGCTCAATCCTATCTTTGTTAGCATTACGCTTACCAAATGGAGAGAAAGCCTGAGCTTGTTGATTCTGATTAACTACTACTTCTGTCATAACATACCTTTAAGTTGGGGCTAACTGTAGCTGCATAGCAGGGAGATAGGTAGCCATATGGTGGGAAATTGTTGACACTCACCAGCCCACCTCTGGTTTGAGTATGCTAATTATATAGTATTATTTCTTAGAAGCAATGCCTCTTTTTTGAGCAGGTGCTGGTTTCTTTGTACGCTTAACAACTAAGCCACCTTTAGCAAATGCACCATCTCCATCTGCTCCAGTACCGGGACCACCTCCAGTATTACCACTACCATCTGTACCATCACTACCTCCACTTGTATTACCACTATTATCAGCAGCAGCGGTGGCAGCAGTAGACCCAGCTACACCCATACCATTCGTTGAAACACCATCAGTAACACCTTCTGAAATTGAAGCATTATCAATACCTAATGCAGCAGCGTTAGCTGCTAAACCTTCTGCGGTAGAAGAATCAATACCAGCAGCGTTGGCTGTACCTACAGCAACAGAAGAAGTATTAGAATTTGTAAGACCATCAATAGCATTAGCAATGGCTCCAATGGCAATACCAATAGCAGAGTTGCCTATGCCAATTCCAGATACGCCAGTGCTGCCTCCTACAGAAGGACCACCCCCTACACTAACACCATCACCACCACCACCACTAGTATCAACTGTCCCTGTGGCTGTAACAACATCTTTCTTAGTGTCATCAGTCTTCTTAGTCTCTGCAATAAATTGACCAGCAGAACCAGCAAACTCATATCCAGCAGGGATTTGAATGGATGGCTTATCGTTGAAGAAAGTGATATACATCACCCTGCCTTCTTTATTCTTGTATGCTCTAACATCTAATGCTGGATTGGTAAGAGATGTTTTAGGAATGTTATATTTATTAAGAAGATCTACACCGGGTTCATTAAAACCACCAGCAGAAAACTTCTTCTCCCCCATCTGCTCACCATCAACTTCTTGCATGATGTCATCAATCTCAGAATCAAAACCATCTTCTTCTTGTAGGGCTTCTGGATTAGCCACCTCTTGAGCATTACCCATCTGACCAATCTCTGCCATGCGAGACAAGCCTTGCTTAGCTTCATCACGAAGCTTCATCAATCTTTCAAGACCAATGTATCTAACAACATCAGCGGGAATAACAAACTCACCTTCACTAAGCTGAGCAGGAATGTCATCTCTCACTTCGTTCTGTAAAGAACCCGGAGGTACATCATTACCTGACACAGGATCTACTGTGCCGCCTTCGTCATTCATGCCGCCTTCAGCGAACAATCTCTCTGTATCATTATTGTACATTTACTTCGTCCTTAAGATAACTTAGTCTGCGTAAAGCAGCAATGGCTCCTTGAGCCTTTCCAATTTCACGGGCATCAGAAGCTTGTTCTAAGTTTTTATGCTGCTGAGCAATCTCAGCATCAATCAAATCTAGAAACGCATCCCATGTCACATGCGTGTTTACAAAACCTTTAAGCTTGGGGAGGTACGGCTTGGACATTACCAGCAAATCCTTGTTCACCCGGCACTGGTGCAGCACCAACGCCAATATTTCCACCACCACCACCAGTCATATCAGCCACTGGAGGAGGACCACCTTCTGGACCAGCTACAGGAGGAGCACCCTCTGCAGGAGCCGCAGCTTGTTGCATCATCAATGCTTGACGCATAGCCTCTTCCATGTTGTTAGTCACTTTGTCTGGATCAAGGTCCATGCTCTTAGCTATCTCACGAATGATGTAAGGAAACTTAGCAAACGGCATCAATGCAGGAGAGCTTGCAATTTGCAAGAACTGCATCAAGCGTTGGCTTCTTACTTCATTAGCCATCAAGCTCTCTGTACCTCTGGCTGTAACTTCTAAGTCGCCCTTGATAGAATTATCAAAGTCAAACTGCATGTTGAAGCTAAAGAAAGCCTTACCCAAAGGAGCTAACAAATAATCATCCACATTCTTGATGATGGTTTTAACACTGCCAGATGCAGCATTCATCAACATAGAAATGCCAGAGGCTGTTCTACCTACACCACTCACACCTGTCTGTCCGTGTGCAAACGAAGGCATGCCTGTTGATTCATCAGCAAGCTGTCGTGCCTTGTCAAACAGTTGTAAGTTCTCAGCAGCCACGTTAGGAAACTTAGTTCCAAACAAGCTTTGACCGGGAGCACCACCCTGTCGCCTAAACACTTTACCGGGATAGACAGTCATGTCTTGTCCGGGAACGAGATTGGTTTCATCAACCTCAAACACAAGGTTGCCAGACAACACTGCATTGTCCACTGCCATACGCATAAAACCATTCATGAGGGTCTGGGTGTCGTCCATGTTTTCGGCAACACCAATGCCAAATAGAGAGTAGGGGTTTAATTCGCAAGGAGCAGCGTAATACGGAATGTTGGCTGGCTTAAACGGATTCAATACTAAACGGATCACTTTGTTGTTACAGAACCATACATTGGCTTGTAACTCCTTAGCTTCCAACAAAGCATTAGGAATATCAATGTCGTTTTCTTTGAGCATGTCAATATCAACATTGCCCCAATATTCCAACACTTCAAACCTGTCTACTCCCAAGTTGGGAGCATAGTCTCTCAAGTCATCTTCCCAATACTTCTTAGTATAGGTAGCTCCCATGTCAATAACATCTTCAATGACATTGGCTCTAAACAAAGGACGATTCTTCAAAGCCCTTAGTTGTGTAGCACTAAGCTTGTGACGCTCAATAATGTATTGAGCTTCTTCCATGTTAGTAGCATCAGGATCAGGATAGAAGTTCCAGATGGACACATGTGATGTCTCTGGTACTGTCTTCATCTCAGGCTTGTATGTACCCTCTTCATCCCAGCTAGGATATTCTTTGGTCTTAGCAAATGGACCCTTCATGATGCCTGTACCAAACAGAGCCATCTCAAAGGCAGTGGAACGCAGGTGCTTATTAGCACCACTCTCATCCAACTGGTCATGTATCTTCTTCTCCATCTTTTTAGCTGCTACCATAGCAGGATGGAATGTAATGGAAGTGGGAGTAACACCCGGACCTTCCTTAAGATTTTCTTGAGAGCCTAGCTGACCCTTCAAAGGACCAAGCCTGTCCATCAAAGAAGAAAGTGTAGCACCCGGTGCTAGGTCTTTACCATCACCTTTGTAACCAAAAGGAGAAGTAATTTCTGCTTCTGCACCTTCTGGTGCTTTAGGATCTATATGTACTGTATCTACTACACCATCGGGTAGCACAGTGGGGTCAACACTCAGGGGAAACTTGTTATTAGCAAATAACACATCAGTGATTTGACCATATGCTGCAAGCACCTTGGTCTTTGTCACCTTAATAAATACACGGCTCTTCTCTGTCTCTGTAAATTTAACATCTGGTCCATAAATACCACGATAGTTTCTATAAGCCTTGAGCCAACGCTGTTCGTCCTGTCTACGACTCTCTTCAGACTTTGTATATCTGTCATTTAGAAAGACTAATAGACTATCACCAGTGAATGATGTAGTCTCATTCTTTTTCTTGTCTTCTAAACCAATGGACTTGTCATCCATGAAATTGTTTGTCGCCATAAATACCCTTTAATACCCAAATGTGGGGTCTGCCATCTTCATCCCAGAGCCAGCAGAATTTAATGGATTGTAATCGAACAAACTACTTCTAGGTCTGCTCATCACACCATAACGAATAGCATCATATAAGTGATCTTCAGCCTTAGTATCAATGTCCTCTGGGTTTCTTTTGTCCAAAGGTATGACAGGTAGCTGAGCAATCGTGTTCACACAGTTGCTTGTTATAACCAGTCTTGGCTTTTCTGTAAAGGGGTCTAGTTGTAGTCTGCGATGCAGCTCATTTTTACCTGCCACCCTACTTCCAGCACTTCTATCAGATGGCCTCCACCTACAACCCTCTGCAATCATCTGTTCTGCCAGTGATGGACCTGTATCACCCCGCTTATGCCAGCAACTACTGTCCAATACACCATATCTCATAGGCCCATCGTTCTCTTCAGCCCTCATCACCATGTGGGCGAGGTCTTTGGCAAGCACCTTGCTAACATATAGCTCACGATAGACCACCAATTGTTCACTTGGAGACACAGCAAACCACACCACAGCACTAAAACTTCCGTATCCATAGTCACAAGCCCTAAATTTAGTCCAATTACTTGGTATGTGGAACGGCTCCACTACATGTATCTGCCTATTAAACTCAGGGAATGCTGCACCTTCAGCAATATCCCAATTACCTTCTAACAATTGCTTGCGTTGATGCTCAGGAAGAGACAACAACATAGTCTCATAGTCACCTGTCTGCATCAAATAGGGGTTATCCGACAACATAGCAGGGATAAACCTACGCTTAAACAGTGGTTGCCCCTCCTTGCTGTGTCCTTTGGGATACACTAGGGTGGTACTGCTCTCAATATCTGTCGCATCGAAGGCTTTACCCGCTGGAGAAGGGTCAATAAACATCTTCTTTACCCAAGCATGACCCGGACCACCCGGATTTGTCGTAGCTCTCATGAAGATTGGTAGGTCTGACGCTGCTGTACGCAGTCGAGAACGCATATAGTTCCACGGAAATGGCGTATGCCACTGCGTCAACTCATCAAAACCAATCCAGCTAAACGCCAAACCCTGATATCTTAATACGTCTTCATCTCTATCAAGGTAAGACATCCACAGTCTTGCCCCTGATGGAGCTTCCCATTGCATCTTGCGTTCACTCCACTTGATGCCGGGGTAAATCTTTGGATAAAGCTCTTGACTCTTCCAAATAAGTTCTCGAAGTTCTTCTGTAGTGTGTCGTAACAGAAGCCCAGAAAACTGTGGATGTACCATATACCTCAGTGGATCAGCCAACATAGCGTAGCTTTTACCACCACCAGCAGCTCCACCATATAACACCTCCCTCTCTGAGGAAGCTAAGAAGAATGTTTGAGGCCCAGCATTGGGCTTAAACAATACTTCCCTATCATCAGGTGTCGCTAGAGGAGTCTCTGGCGAGTTTACTATCGATATATTCGGTGAGCTTGCTGTACTGCTCTGACTCGAAGTATCCTGTTTGGTCTTCCCTGCCGAGCCTCTTGGATTTTTCTTCGTACCTTTCCGCTTGCTCAAGGGCTTTTTTGAGCCTTGTGGCAA